ATACGTTCTTGGCCTCGACGGTGATGGTATCGCCCGCTTTGCAGCCGCCCGTGGTGTCGATATTCCCAGACCCTACATCATAAGCTATCGATCCGTTGCCGATTGTCTCCCCGTTGCGCTTGATAGTTACTCCGAGGTAGTGGTCATATCGGTAGTCGGTGCTTTTTACTATGGTGATCCGCAGGTTCGAATCGACCGCACTCGAGTAGTTGGCAGGGATTGTGGTCGTCGCCACCGTGGCGGTTTCATTCGTCCCCAACACTGTCCCCGGGGAGAATGACTTTCGCGTAGTATTTCCCGGGGAATCAACGAACCCGGTCCGAGCGCCGATGTTGCCACTGAGGGTGGCGATCGCGCCGACGTTCGTGATGTCCTGCCCCTGCCAGTCCTTGTCCGCGTCGATCGCGATCTGTGAGAGTTTCAACGCCGCGATCAGGCCGTCAATATAGGCTTTCGTCGCCGCGTCGGTCGCCGCGGCCGGGGTCGCAAGGTTCGTTATCTTCTTCGCACCTGCATTGAGTCCATCCGACGAGAACGTTTGCAACGTCGTCCAAGAAATCGGGTTCGATCCCGCCGCCGCGTAATAAACGACAATCGTTTGCGCACTTGGATCAAGGGCGAGACGGACAGCACCCACCCCCGTGTTGAGGCGATTCCATACCCCGTCGGTGTAGACGGCGTTGGCAACGTAGTTTACTTTCCCGGCGATGAGGTATACCGACTGTGCGGCTCCGTTAAGCAATTCGTCAATCGTATCAAAGTTACCGTTGACTTCGTCGCCCCACCCAATTTCCAGAGGTGCAATGCTCGGCTTGTAGAGGTTTAAATTCGGAGTTCTCTCACCCATTAGAAATCACCTCCTAAATCAATCGGGATACTGAACACAGCCCCACGAGTGGCAGAACACAGGATTGGTTCCGGTATATAGTCGCGCCGGAGGAGCACACCGTTCGCATTCACAATACCGATCTCGGTGACGCCGACATTGTCGAGGGTGCCGGGTAAAATTGACGCGGTATACGTGATTTCCTTCCCAGAAACTTCGATCGAATCGCACTCTATCGTCAGCACCGGGGTTTCAAGTGCGGTATCGTCCTTCGTCGCCGGAGTGGTGCCCGTACCGAACGCCATTTTGGTGAAGTCGGCGGCAATGAGTTGGGCGACTCGCCCTAATCCAGATGTGGTTATTTTCTCGACCATATCAATTCCTCACTCTCTGCAAATTAATATTTACGTCTCAATCGGGTAATCTGCATCGTTCCACATTGCAAGTAAACCCCGTGAGGGTGTACCGCCGCATGGCTGCTTCAATCGGGGTAATCTGCATCGTTCCACACTGCAAGTATATCAGAGTCCCACCCCACGGCATCGTTCCCCATGCGTTGACGCCCCACCCATCGGCAAGGTCGCAATGTTGATTTATCCGCGTAAACGAGGTATAAACCGTGATTTCCAGTGGTGTCCCGAACAGATTAAACGATGTATCGATGAATACAACTCCAGTTGCCCGGACTTCTTCGATGGCATCGTAAAATTGTTGAAGTGAGAACCCGTTGCGCGGAAGCTGTCTCAGAATTACCGTGAAGTTTGCCGGGGCATCTTCACTCGCCAGACGTTCGACGATTTCAACTTTGTCGCTAGGAACATCAACTACCCGCGCCACTGCGTCGCGGATGTCTTGCACGGTGCCGCATGCTGCACGACACGCAAATGTGGTGTTGATGAAATGCCGGAAATCTTCATCGCTGATGTTTCCAAGCCGGGATGTTGCCGTGCTTGCGAGCAGGTAATCAATGCTCTTCCCCTCCGCAAACTTGAAGAAGTGCGCTCGCTTCACTCGCCCGGCCTGTATTTCGATTTCGGCAAACTCTCCTGCCGGTAACGAAACCACATCGGCGTTGACCGTGTCGGGTTCTGCTGCAAGTCCCGTTCCGAACTTGCGGAGCATGCTCGTTACATATTGCTGAGTATCCATCAAACCACCGTGACAGTGATGGTATCGACCAACGCTTTCGTGTGAATTGGGATTACGATAGATTCCCCGAACGCATCCGCAACATTCGTTCCATCGGTGATTGAAAGGTTTTCCAACCGGGTGACATACGGGCAATCGAGGATTGCATCGGCAACACCCGAAAAATAAATCACCTCCCCTATAGTCAGTTTGTCGATATACGATTGGATTGCGGATTTTACCGCTTCGACCACCTCAAATGTTTCATAGCCGGTTACACCTGTGACACTGACCGTGAACGTAATCGGAGTGAGGGTCGGGCGATTCCACTCAACAAGTATCCCACACGGGCGAGTATCTTCAATCGTTGCAGTTATCGCTTCATCGGCACCACCCAAGACCGTGATAGTAGCCTTGCAGAGCGTGGTATCTTCAACGATTCGGACATCTGACACCCCGTCAATTGCCATCAACGCCCCTCGCATTGCCGCGATGGTTCCCTTTGCAACGAACGAGTATGCCGCCGCGCGGAGGCGAAGCGAAACGTCATTCTCAATTTCCGTTCCCCCGGTGCACGGTTCCGCATTGGTAACCCCACCGATGCCCGATTTCGGCGTAACCATCTTTGTGATGAACCCCGCACCGACATTGCCGTGAGTGCCCGGTTCAACCGCCTCGATAGGAACCGTAACCGTCAGCGTGTCTGTTTCCACCCATAGTTGCGCGGGGCTGGTCACCCGGTAAACTGCCGAATTATCAGCGGTGCCAACGAGGGTTCCCGTTTCGATCACCACCGGGTCGGTGTATCCCGGTGCGAGAGTGATAGTTACTTCGCCACGAGCAGGTGCCGCCTGATTTCGGACAATTCCAAGCAACGCTACGACATTGTCGAGGCTGGAACCTTCGGCGTATTCGAGATACCCGGAATAGTAGACGTCCTCAAGCAATTGCCAGAGGAGCGCGTGTTCGTAGGCAATGCTATGGATAAATTTTGCGAGTGGTGATGTGGATGTTAAATCCACCGTTGAACCAAACGCGACTTTTGCCCGAGCATTGAGATCATCAATGATTGCAGTGAGAGGTTTTGGCACAAATCCGTCTTTCGTTACCCCGTAATTCATATATTCACCCTAACCCACATCTCTTTCCCTGAATACAACTTGACCTGCATCTCGACGTGTATAACCCGGTTCTCACCCGGAACCGCCGTTATCCGTCTTACTTCTCGCACCGATGGGTGCTTTGCAACTGCCGTTTTAATCACGGTTTCAACCGCAATGGGATTGAAGTTGGATTCGACAATGGTTGCATAATCAATCCCGTATTCGTTGTCAAACGCATAGGAACCCTTCGCCGTATGGATGATGTCAAGAATATCCTGCATAACTTTTTCGTGACCGGAAATTAGCGTAGGAGTTCCATCGGGGCCGAGGGCAACGTCACCGTTGGCATCAAGCGCAAACGTGGTCAGGTATGCTTCCGCGTCGGTCATCACCGATTAGTCTGCGGTCTGGAAATATAAATGGGATTCAGAACGGTTACACCGAACCATCGAATGTATTTGTGTTGCGAGTAACGGTTATTCCCGTCATCGTGTGAGGAGAAGTGGAAATGTCACCTTCTCTGCAAACAGGGGTTCCGTTGACGTAGATGTGAGGACTCCCTCCGGTGAGATTCCCGGCAAACCCCGTTCCACAATGCACACTGAACGTCTCTCCCTCCACAATGACGAGGCGACCGTTGATATATACGTTGGTCTGTTTATCCACTGGGGAAATTGAATACGGGCCTCCCCCCGCCGGTGGATCGTGTGCCGGGAGCGCGGTGTCGGTATCACCTTCGACCGCGATCCGCTTCATGGGATCATCCCACCGTTCAAGTGAATGTCTTTCCCCGTCATGATAATATCCCCATCAGCGGTAATCTTGATACTCGCCCCACTCTTGTGAAACATACCTACCTCATCAACCCCGATTGCAACCGGCAAATCCTGTGTGGTGACAAGCCCACCGATGATAACGGCATTGTTGAGGTCGAACCGGAGCACCCCGTTTACCTCGACAACATCCCGGTTAATCAGTTGTTCTTCCACCTCAAACTTGGAGTAGACGACAAGCACCACATCGCCCGGTGCAGGATGGATGACGAACGCGCACCCGTTGTAATACGGGAACATCACCGGCACATTGAAAATTTCAACCGTTGTCCCGTTTACCTTCCGCTTCAACTGCACGTTTGCCCGGTATGTCGCCGGGTCGAACTCCGTTAAGATCGCCACATCGACTGTGTTGATGCCCGCGAGTTTGCTATCGACCATGTTGACGACCGCGCGAACAAAATCGTTCATATCGGCTTCACCTCCATTTTCGTCTCGAAATCGTCGCCGGAGAGCGTATGTGTAAATTTCGTAACTTTATACGTTCCGGCATGTTCGCGGGCATTCAACTGGATGGGTGTGTCTGCACGGATGCGCCACTGGAACAACGTGGATAGGATCAACGATTGTTGAGCGGTGCCGGTTGCCGTTTGAGTCGGTTCTTCGGATACCGTTGCGGATTCGGATGTAGATGCCGTTGCCGTTTCCTTTATTGGTTCCACTGTAAGTAACCCGGTTGCCGATTCGACCACAATCACCTTCGCATCGGTATAGGTCGTCGGTACGAAGAATCCTTGACCATGTTCGATGTATGCCGTAAAGGTTGGCGGGTTCTTGTTATACTTCGCAACTTCGCCATTGGTGTATTTGACCAGAGTTTTGAGCAGGGTTGCCGGAACATCGACAAGTGTGAATGGGCGGGTTGTAACGACACCCCCATCAATCAACACCCCGGAAGGCACCCCGGACGCCGAGTAGATCGCCCGGACAATCTCGCTCACACGGGTTCCTTTTGGAAACGAACCGATGTAAACAGGAGCGTCTTGCAAGGCTTTCATGTGGTCTTTGGCAACGATAGTTGTCCGAACATCGTTTCCATCAACAGTGCTCTCGACCGAGTCCACAACGCCGTAAAAAACGATACCGTGGTCATCTTGATACCCTGCATCCACCTGCATGGCGATACCCGGTTGTAACGCCGATAGAGTGCTTTTGGCGAGGTTGTAAACGTCGATTGTCGCGGTATTAGCGTTGGTCGAATTACCCCCGGTAATATTGAAGTCGATGTCGTGACTCTTGATGTCGAATATCCGGTCACCGCACTGAACCCGGCAATATCGCTTCCAGAATTCAGACATAGAATACCCACACCTCGGCTATGTTCGGCGTCACGACCCATGCCATAATCCCAAACAATGTCACCCCATTCCGGTCTTTAGCATCGAAACAGTAGCGAGGTGTCAGTTTACCGTTCCAAACCACATCCCCGCTCGAACGATTGGTAATCGTTAACCGGGCGAACCCGCGTGGATTCCACTCATAGGACAGCCGATACACCTGATTGTTAATCGCCACATCTCGAAGTTGCGGATACCCAATCCGTGGGTCGAATGGGAGCACTTGCACCGTCGCCATTAGAAGTCCACCTCAACAATGTCCGTATCAGTATACGGCGATTCAGCCGTTTCCTTCGCTTCATCCGACCCACTGACCCATGCGTTCACGGATCTGCCAATGGTTTTGTCGAGGATGCTTTCGGGTCGAGGGGCATCTGCAACTGTTTTCGTGTCAGGTGTCTTAACCACGCCCGGATCGGTCGATTCTTCGCCAGTTGTGACGGGAACTGGAAGTGTGAATTTGGCATATTTTGGACTGGCGACTCTGATTTGGTGTGCTTCCATACTCGCCTGTATATGGGTGAGCGACGTCCCATCGTTCATGCGGATGCTGTCAACAACCACATTGTCATAGTGCCCGAAGGGAGTGGTGAGGCTGATCCGTTCTTCCAACTCGACAATGGACTTCAACGCCCGGTGCTCCTGTAAGGAACGATCGAGGTAAAATTGAAGAGAAAACTTTGGGGGATTTACCTCCAAATGGTCAGTAATGGCAAACCCATCTTCCGTTTTGTGCGACGGGGAGTTGGAATCTTGGTCGTAGTCAATTCCAACAACCGCCATAAACGACATGCCGTTTATCAAGATTGTTTCGTAATTTGTCATGGTGCACTCCTAATACCCATACGACGAAAGTTCGGTGCGGAACACCCTGCCCAACTTATTTGCGAGAGCATATCCACTCTCCCGTTCCATAACCTTCTGAATCTCCTTTACCCGCTCTTCGCTATCCACGGTCATCCCCGACATATCAACCTTGACTTCAACCTTCCCAACATCTACATTCCCGCCCGATGGGGTTGAAACGACCGCTTCGTTGAAATTTGCACGAATGGTTTGAGCGGTTGTTCGCGACCGTTCCTGTTGTTCCATGGCAATTACCCGGATGTCTTTTCCCTCTACAAGCCCACCTGCAATCCCCCCAAACGAGTGTGCTATGTAGCCGATCATGTCGAGGAAGGACTTAACGTAGGGATTGCCGAGGAAATCCTTGATCAACCCGATGATGCGCCCAATTCCATCTGCGAAGGCTTGTGCGAACGCAATTATGGGAGGTGCAAGCCATTCAGCGAGTTTAATCAACTCTTCCATGCCCCGGTGTATGAGCCTAAACGGTATGGAGAGCATCGTCCCGATGACCTTCCCAATCAGGATAATGATGTTTTTGATGGCCGGGACGAACGGCTCAAGAATCCCGTAGAACCACTTGAAAAGTGCACCCAACCCCTCCACAATGGTCAGCAGGATCTTGGAATCTTCACCCGCTGCATTGACAAGGCCGAGGGTTCCGAGAATCGGACGTAACCCTTCCATGATGGGTTCGAAAATGGCACCGCCGAATATCTTCGCACCCTCCACAATCCAGCCGAAGAAGGTTTGTCCGTATTCCACGACCTTTGCGACCGCGTCCTGAATTCCGAGGAAGTTATGCGTCCATGCGTGTTCAAGTAACAGACCCGCCGCGACAAGTGCTGCTATGATGGGGAGCACCGGGAGAAGAGCACTTAACAATGCCCCGCCGAAGGCCGTAGCGCCCGCCGTAGCCCCACCAAATGCGCCAGTCAAGCCTGTTAGAGCCGGTATCCCGGTCAACCCCATACTTGCAATACCCCCTCCGGTGGTAAGAGCGGTGAGGCGCACGGCAGATAAGTTTGCAATGGTTGTCCGGGCGAACGTGGTTACGCTGCTGACTGCGTTTTTGGCGAGGCTGATAGTTGACTGTTGCCCGAGCCGTTGTAGACTCAACGTTGTGGCTGATATGGCGAGGCGCACCCGTGCAAGGAGTGGGGGAATGATTACGGATTCTCGTATTGACTTGATGAAGTAAATACCCGCCGCTGCCTGAAGCATGAACGTTCCGGCTACTGTCAACCCGATGGACGCGAGGCTACCGAGAATCCCGATGAGTGCGAGCAGGGGTTCGGGTAACAACTTCGCAAAGATGAGAGCGTTCGCGGCGACCTCTGCTATCGGTTGGAACACTTTCATCGCACCCTGGGATACGGACATCTGGAAGTCTTTTGCCGCGTTCTTCGCCCGGTTATACGTCATGGTGATGGATTCCGCAGTCAGATCGACCTTCGCCGCCATGTCTAAACCGGCAGCGATAACCGCTTCCTGAAATGCTATTGTGCGTTCTGCCTCGGTTAGAGCAGCCGCGCTCGCCTTCCCGATACTCTTCGCGTAGTTCTCATATACCTGGTCTTGGTTGCGAAGCAGGATGCCGAGGTTGTCGAGAATGAGTTTGGACTGACGCGCCGTTCCAACCGCGATAGATTCGAACATGAAGTTTGCATCCTGTCCGAGTGCGAGCGCCGCTGCACGGGAAATCCGAATCATTTCCGGCAGGTATTCGGTTTTTACACCCATGACGATGGCACGGTTCGCGTTCTGCAACAACGTTAAGTTGTCAATGGTGCCGTCTGCCATCGTGGTCATTTGCCGATACAGTTCGTCAGCGCCTTCCCCGGCATACTGCCGAAACACTTTCATGGATTGCGTGAACTGGTCGGCCATGCCCAACCCGCTCGTAAGATAGTAAAGACCACCCGCACCCGCTGCTGATAGGGCAATGCCCCACCCTGCGAGTTCTTTCGCGGCATCGTTGATGGACTTCCCAACCGTTTCAAACGACTTGACCACGTCGTTTTTGAAGTTCGTAACTTCTTGATTAGCCTTGACGAGTGGGTCGCTGAACTCGTCTTGGAGTTGAACGCCGATGAACAGGTTGCGGATAAGCCCGAACATGATGAGAGTGTTTCCCTTTGGATGTTAAAAAAGCGTGTCGGACTCGGATTTAAATAATCATGGGCGAAACCATTTCGCATGGTAAACGAAACCCCAACGCAAAAGAATGGGAGCAAGACGTTCATGGACAGGATTGACGAGGGCGAAGCGGTCATCCCTGTTTTTGAAGCTGGTCTTACCGCCATGCAAAAAGCCGTTACCGCCATGCAAGAAGCCGTCAGTGCAGTTGCCAATAACATCGGCAGTCTGTCCGACGCTCTGCAAGACATCAACCTCATGGTATCGGCCCTTCCGTTCACAGCCATGTGTGCCGCCGCAACTACGGAGAACATCGACGACCTCGCCGCCGCGCTCGTCCCGGCAGGAACCATCGATGGTTACACCCTGTCGGCGGGTGACATCGTGCTTGTCAAGGATCAGACGAACGGATGGGAAAATGGCATCTACATCGTTCCAGATGCAGAAGGGACGCTTGCCCGGTTGACCGGGTATCTCGTCAACCCGACGCTCGTAGGCAAACTGACGGTTGTTCGCTACGGCACGACGAACGTCACAAAGATGTATCAGTGCACGGTATATGATGAAACGGAAACGACCGGGGACATCATCTTTGTCGAAATGAACCTTGCGGCAGCGACACCCGGATAACCCTCTTTTTTTTCAGAACCCTCCCGCCCGGATTCGAACCGGGGTTGCCGGATTACTTCGAGGTTGCCTTGTAGTCCGGGCAGGATACAGGTCGGTTTTGCAAACCGGGGAAACAACCTCTTCAAAGTCCAGCATGCTTGCCACTACACCACGGGAGTAACTTTACACATCGGGATTCGATGAAAGGTCACGGAGGGACTTGAACCCCCGACGCATGACTTACAAAGTCATCGTTCTACCTAACTGAACTACGTGACCAAATTTCCCCGGCAGGATTTGAACCTGCGTGACCCTGCAAGGTAACTAGTACGTTGCAGGTGAGTGACCGGGCTACTCTACGGGGAATCGAAAATGTTAGGAATGGAATCTGACCCGGTTGCCATTAAACGTTACGGTTCTGCTTCCGGGTGGGTGTGCGGATACGTTGTTCGCCTCTTCAATGTGCTTCTTCTGCCGTTCGGCAATCATTGTGAGGGCGGTCATCCATTCCAGACATTTGAGAAGAGGCCATGATCTGACCTCTTCAATCGGGACGTGCAGTTCTTTTGCAAGAACGTAGTAGTCGAGGCTTGCGGAAACCTTTAGGTCGATATGTTCGTAATCGATTCGCGAAAACTTTTCAATGCATCCTTGTGAAGTGCCTGAATTGCACTGGCGAGTCGGATCATTTTCCCGCCCCGCATACTCGACACTTCATCCCGCGTGAGTTTGGGTTCGACAAGAGCGAGCAGAACGATGTCGCGGTATGCCTCGCCACTGTTTTTGTCACCCGTGCCGAATGCACTGAGCAATTCGAGGTCGGAGAGCAACCTGACGACGTAGGGTTCGCCGTCAACCATAACGGTGGTTGTCTCTTCATCCACGCCGGTTGCGCTTTTCGTTGTCATGAAAAAGAGGTGTGCGGCATATCTATATATCTATGCCGCTTCTGGGTCGATCTCTTCGGTGCACCGGAGCGCAAGCATTTCGACGGATACGTCCGGGGCTTCCGCGCCGATGTTGCCATAACTGATGCTTTTGATCCGCACATCGTAGAGTTGGACGAGGACGCCCGGTGCCTTGAACGTCACCGGCACCCGTTCCCGGTTGTTCTTGATCTTGGTCAGTCGCTTGAGAGCATATGACGTTGCCTTGACAACGAGAGTCGCCGTGGGCTTCTGGTGCCCCTCGTTAAAACCACTGACACCATTACTCGATTCAATATGCGTCAACTCATCGCCGGGGTTCCATGCGAACGAAACGGGTTCGTCCACGATAACCCCACCAACGTTGAGGTCAACTTTGCTGAAATCCCAATCCTTTCCCATGTTTTTTCACGCTCCTTACATCATCACCGCGAGATCGATTGTGAACGTGTGGATCTCACCGGCGAGCAACACGCTGACCGCAATGCCAGATAGCCGCCGTGCCTCCTTATCTGCATCCGATATGGATTCAAACGCCGGGGCGGTGACGGTGAACCCTGTGATTGCACCCGCCCGCTGAATCTCGACCAGTGCGGAGCCGAGAGCACCCTTCACGTAGTCGATCCCGTTTTGCGTATAGGGTATCTTCTCCATCTGCATCCGCAAGTTCGCAACCGCGAGTTGGCATTGGCGAGTGATGTAATACTTCGTCCGGGTGACGTCGATGTAGAGCGGAGTGCCTTTCGTTGTCAGACCATTGGAGAGGCAGACTTTGCCGGGGAGCAGGATCAGGGCATTTACGTTCCCGTTTTCAAGCGTTACGAGATCGGTCGGCGAGAAGAACGCATTCGTATCCATCACCACGGGCTTCCAGAGCGGAGTGACCCACGGTTTCAGGGTGAGCAACCGGCCGAGGGCGACAGCCGCCACATCATCGACGGGTTCGGCGTCGGCGTAGGCAACGAAGTAACCGTTTTCGGACTTGACGCTGTCCCGAATGGTGACAATGTCCCCCACCGTGTCGCCCGGTGCATGCGTTGCCGTGAAGATGATCTTGTTCGCATCGGCAAATGCCTTGAGTTTCGCGAGCAGATCCACGTCACTGATCCCGGCGAGACATACCCCGTCAATGAGGTATTCGGTTACATAGTTGGTCAACGTTGCAAGTGCAGTTTCGATCTCTTTCGCAGTCGGGGCGCCCGCGCTGACTACCTCGATGGAAACGACATAGCATTTCCGCACACCTTGTGCGAAGATGGATGCCGCCGCTACGCCGATGTCACTCTTGCTCCCGTGCTCGGCCTGAACCGCGCCCGCTGTGTAATACAGTTTCGGCGTGTTCTTGGTCGCGAACGTAGACTCCCCGACTATGACCGGGGTGCCCCAATCGGCTACACCCGTCGGTGTCGAGACAAGCGCCGCGTTCACGGTTACCGCATGTCCAATATCAGGCATGGTTTATCAGTTCTCCACATTGCTTGATAAATGAACGTCAGAATGCGACCCCCGCCGCCACACTGACGCCGAAGTAGATTGCCGCCCACCGGATTGCCGTTCCGATCACGTAGCCGAGTTTGTACCCGGATGTAGCCTTGACTTCCGGTGCAACGCCCGTGATACCGTTCCATTCGGTCATTCCGTCATACAAGCCGGTGATGACGTTTTTAGGGGTGATGGTTCCACTCACGATTCATCCTCCTTCACAATTGGTGCAACTATCTCACCGATAGGTGTCTCACTCTCTGTATAAGAAACAATGTCCCGAATTGCAACGTCCAGCACTTTGCGCCCGGTTCCATCTTCCAGCATTGTGAAATCCTGTTCGCCGATGACTCCCTCGACCTCGACGACCTTTGCGAGCACTTGCATAACCCACACATGGAGACTGATGATACAATACTCCACAATATCGGATGCCGATGCATTTGGAGTGCCTTTCGAGTGCACGGCGATAGATAACGTTTGTCGAACCCGCTTCCCACGCTTCACGGTGATTGGGTCATCTTCCTCTCCAAGATCGACCGCGATTATGTTGTTCATCATCTTCGGAGTATCTACGCGCCCGTATAGCCGGAGGGTGATCACGATGTCATACTGTTCCAATTTGTCGGTGATCATTGCGAGATCCGCAAATTCCACCCACGCTGTTGACGTGCTACACGGAACCGTATACTGCTTTGGAATCAGTTTGAAGATCCGTTCCTTCAAGTCGTAGTTTGTCATTGCGGTGACCCCGTAAGATACCATAGAATCAGCCCCACGCCGATTGCCGTAAACCCTGTTGTCAGCATCCCACACACGACACCGAGGATTTTAAAATACGTGTTATAGACCACGATGATCGATTGTAGTTCAGAAATCTGTCTGGCTGTATCAGACTTGAACTTTGCAACATCAGTATCACATGCCGTCACCTGCGACTTGAGTTGAATCACGGCTTCTGTGAGATATTTGATGTCGGCCCGGAGCAGTAAAAAGACGCTCTTTATATCGAGGTCGTCAACGTCAATCTCTATCGATGTTGAGTTACCCATGTCGATAGCGTTTTCAGTGAATGTTTAAAAATGGAAGTCGGGTTCAGATACGCTTCCGTAATTCCGTTCGGGCGATGGTGACCACCCGTTCGACTTCTTCATCCGCAACCACGGCAAACAACGGGCGAGCGGGCATTTTTGTCGTGCCAGTTTCAATCCAGTAAGCGATTTGTGCTTTCTCATGGTCGAAGATACCCACCTTTACCATGGTAGGAAACCCACGCTCGACGCGAGCCGTGATCAACCTCTGCAATTCCCCCGTTTGCACCCACAATTTCCATTTCGCACCATAGCCATACGCCTTACTGTTCAGGGTGCTCGTTGCTTTCGCGGGCCATGTTGGGTCTTGTTTCTCGATGCGGCGACGTATCATCATCGCAAGGTAATCCCCGACAACACCCCCGACATCCGCAAGGATGGCTTGCAGATGCGCAAGGAGTTTCGGGGTATCGTCTATGTCTTTGACATCGATTTTCATTGTTCAGCAGCCCCGCCATTAGGGTTCTCCCTCCGCTACGGTTCCGAGGCGACGGAGGGCATATGAATGGCGGGTGATGTTGAGGAACTTCTGCATCTGTGCGGTTTCCCCGAGGCACGCCACGACGAGCCATTCTGTCACCTTTCCATCGGACTCGGCAACCCGAAGTTTGTCGCCATTGGCGAGGGGTGTCCCGGTTGCAAATATCCGATCCCCGAGTTTTAGAATGCCGGTCTGATCACGGTTCACCCGTTCATAAGTTACCGTGCCGAGGTTCCCTTCGAGTGGAGTGGCGGTTTCAACCGCCGGGACATATTGACCCGTTTCCTGATCGGTGTATGCGGGTGTGACCGCGATTCGCTGGATGGAAAAGGGATAATTCAATCGGTCGATGTCGGTAGGCATGCATCAGGATTGAATCGAGGATCTGAAAAATCTATCTCGTTTTTCAATCGAACGAGCAAGGCGTCTTGGCACGATTGGGAGCAGCACGGAATGACGATTTTGCGATATTTCTTGAAGAACGAACGGGTGAAGTCGATGTATTGGAGTTCGCTCATGTAAAGGTAACTATGGCACCCATCCCGCCCACATGACACGGCGACCTTTGCCCGACCCCGTTCCGGCTCGGATACAAAGACGAGAGCGTTCATGTAATTTTCAGGATAGACCCGCTTTGCGAGCACGTCGACGACGACCGTATAAATCAGGAGTTTCGTGCGGGTGAGTGCGCACGACCCATCCATGCGGCACGGGCAATCGGTTGTGCAAAAACCCCCGTTCGGGCATATGTCCTCTTCCATGTCTTGAAGTTTATCGAGGTAGTATATAAAAAGAAGTGTTAATAGTTGTCCCGCTCGACAACAATGAACTTGCTGGACGACATGAAGATGAGGTCGGCAATCTCTTTTTCAAGTGCCGTGATCTCGCTTGTGATGTCTTTGAATGAAATACTGGTCCCCGCTTCCGACATCGATGAAACGGGTCGGTTCTGACTATCGAGTAATTCTTCGTGCTTGAGTATGAGTGCAGTTTGCAACTTCCACACATAATTACCGTTCTTTGCATTCTCGACATTGAACCCATACGACCGGAGTTTGGCGAGGGCATCTTCCATCGCCGCGCCTATGGATTCGTCATCATGCCGATACGGTTCCGTCCTGTCGCGGATCTTTACCCTGACTTGCTGAATGGTTAATGCCATACGATCACGTCTGTAGTGAGCAGTATGTGACAACTACGATATATTCGTATTTCTGATTAGTCAACAGTATGTCACGATACCCCGATCGCGCCAGAGGCACATATCGCTCGTTTAACAGGGTTTTGTATACGGCACGGTAAAACATACCACCGACATTGAGAAAGTGCGTTAAACGGGCAATATGAAGGTCTGGTGACGGGTAGGTTACCGGGTGCCCCGGTAACCACCGCGAGAAATGGGTGATGGTCAGTTATTTCTTCTTGTTCCGAGTGCGTCCACGCGGTCGGGGCAACTCTTCAAATCCCGCACCAATTTCCGTGGTTTCGGGGAGCGGGTTGAGTTCGACATTCTCTTCCTCGGCATCCGTGCCGACAAGGTCAACAGTCGTTTCTACCACTTTTACATCTCCTAACGCAACCGCCCGGCGAAGTCCGGCACCCCACAAACTGCGATCAGCGGTGACGGTAAATTTCTGTCCGGGTTTGTAAGGAACCTGCGCACCGCGAGGCACGAACCGACCCCGCACAACTTGGATTTCAACGGTATCAGGTGTCATACGTAACAACTATCGGGAAACCAGAAAAAGGTTTGGTGAGCCGTCAGGCTCACGGCCCTGCCGGGGGACGCGGAGGGTTGTAAGCCCCGGTCATGATGACAATCATCTCGGGACTGTCAATCACAGGGGCGTTCATGGCGAAGCAGAAGTATTCGTTGTCGATGAGCGGGTTGCCCATCATCTCGCCGCTCCGCGTGGTGGTGGTGAACGGGATCGACTCACCGATGTAGCCGAAGTCACCAGAGCGAACGCATGCATACTGTCCCGTGTTGAGCGGGTCGATCTTGTCCTCACGGACAATCCGAAGCCCGGCGATCTGCGGGAGGTAGCCCGTCTCGGCAACCTTCGCGTTGGTGTAGAGCGCGTTCTTCACGAAGTCGTACTTGATGAGTTGCCGGTAGAGCAGGTCACTCATGATGATGGTGTCCGGCTCAATGCCGTCCGTGGCATCCTTCATGGTCTGCTTGGCGAGTTGGATGTCGTCAAGCGGGTCACCGCCCTGCTCATTCCAGACGGAACTCGCGACACTGTTCGCGCCGCCCGCCGTGAGGATCGCGTTGTAGATGACGTTATCCTCAAACGACCGGATGCGGTAGGTCGTGCGGTTGATCTTGCGTCCGACAGCGACTGCGCGGTGCCAGAGGCGTTCCATGCGGCTGACGGTGAACCGGGCACCGAAGGGTCGGGTCGGCTTCGAGTCCTTGCCCCACTTGAAGTCAAGGTTCGGGAATCCACCCTCGTCACTGATCCAGTCCACTTGGCCGACGATGTCGCCTTCAACAAGCCACGACACGGAATCACCGGGAACCGGCTCCGGGGCAATCAGAGTGCGACCGGTCAGCGCCTTTTCGTAGACGAGTTTTGCCCGTGCCCGAATATACTCGGGCTTGAGGTCAGGGTTATTTCTGTAACTCATGGTTTTTCCACTCCTTATACGAGGTATTCGATGGGGTCGCCATCCTCTGCACTTCCGACCCACGCGATACCGACGATGGGTTCGGCAACGGCACTTCCGGCAACCGTGATCGGGTTCGTTGCGGCACCCTTGAGTTCAGTCTCACCCGTCGCAATAGAGGCCGTGATGGGTGCAGCCGCCTTGAGTTTCGTCGGCTTCGCCGCGTCGAGCACTACTTCGGCACCCGCTGCAATCAGGCCGGAAGCGACGCCCCGGAGAATTGCCCGGTTGAACCGGAACGGAACGATGAGAATCCGGTCATCGGCGGTCAGCCCCTTCGGGCGGTCATGTGCTGAGAGCCCTTCCTTGACAATGCCGAAGGGTTTACCGGCAAGTCCGGTGTAGCGAGCGACCTTGCGATTTCCGACAACCTCGACAATTGCACCGGGAGGGTAATACCACCCATCGTCATCGACGGTCTGAGTGGTGTCTACCGCCGCGTGGAGGTAGGTGTTTTCGAGATTGACCACGATGGGGTTCGTCTTTGCTTCAATGTCATATACAAACGCCATGTT